CCAGCACTTGAAAAGATAGAATTTCCTCTTCCAGTCCATGTAGTTCCATCTGGTGAAGTTGCGATTGTATTAGCTCCAACTTCTGGTCCACTACCAACGGCTACCCATAAAGAACCATTCCACGCACTTGCATTACCTCCACGTGGTGCGAATGGATCGCTCGATACTCCAGTCCAACTAGTTCCATTCGCTGAATATGCTATCTTACTATTACCATCTCCAACAGCTACCCATAAAGAACCATTCCATGCAATACCATATCCACCAGCTGAAAGAACACTAGTTCCTAATCCAGTCCAATTAATTCCATCGGGTGAAGTTGCGATTGTATTAGTTCCAGATCCAACGGCTACCCATAAAGAACCATTCCATGCAGCACCATATCCAGCACTTGAAAAGACAGTCTTTCCTCTTCCAGTCCAAGTAATTCCATCGGGTGAAGTTGCGATTGTATTGGTTCCAGAACCAGAACCAAACGCTACCCATAAAGAACCATTCCATGCAACTCCATATGCACCAGGTGAAATAACACTATTTCCTCTTCCAGTCCAAGTAATTCCATCGGGTGAAGTTGCGATTGTATTAGTTCCAGATCCAACGGCTACCCATAATGAACCGTTCCATGCAACACCATTCGCACGACTGCTAATAGGACTTGATGTTACTCCAGTCCAACTAGTTCCATTAAAAGAGTATGCTATCCTACTTCCGTCTCCAACAGCAACCATAAACGCTTCACCACCACCTACTCCTAATGGACCTGTTACACCAGTCGGTCCTGTGTTCCCTGTGACTCCAGCAGATCCTGTGGATCCAGTATTTCCAGTGGGTCCTGTTGGTCCCGTATTACCTGTTACTCCTGCGGATCCCGTAGGCCCAGTATTACCTGTAGGTCCTGTATTTCCAACACTTGGAATGGTTGTGTTCACGTACGAAATTGTGGAACCATTGAAACCGATGATCAACGAACTTGAGGCTTGAGTTGTGACATAGATGTTCAAAGTCAGATCATTGCTGTAGGTTCGAGCAGGTATTGTCAAGTTAGACTTATACAACTGCATCGGACTGGATTGGTTCACGCTTGTCGTAGTGGCTCCCGTAGCTACCGTTGTGGCACCATCTACGACTTCAAAGTAGAACGATGCTGGACTGGTAGATAACCCTACCGTAGCATATAAGACTAAGCTCCAAACACCAGTGACTGATGTCTTCAGAGGTAAAGATGCTGCTGCGACTGTGAAAGAAGCAACTTTAGCGTTAGTGGTTCCTGCAGGGATTGTGATGGTGCTTGAACTCAAACTTGGATTGAAGCTAGTCAATAATGTTCCAGTAAAGGTTGTACCTGCGTAGATGTTTGGATCTAGTCCTGTAGGAACTGTAATCTTGCGAATACGGTGGGTAGTATTATCCGATACGTACAAGTTTCCAGAATATAGAGCAATTGCGATAGGAAAGTTAAATGTTGCATTGGTTCCAACTCCATCTGTAGAACCTGCTGTTGAAGTTCCTGCAAGTGTCGTCACTACAAATGATGATGTAACTTTACGGATTTTATTTCCATATTCTGACAAATACATATTTCCAGATGAGTCTAATGCTATACCCCAAAGTTCACCGAACTGTGCATTGGTTCCAGTTCCATCTGCACTTCCTGCCGATCCTCCTACGAAGGTTGTCACTACTCCTAAAGGTGTGATTTTACGAACACTAGTGCTAAGATCCGTAACATATAAGTTTTCAGAAGAATCAATTGCGATTCCACTTGGGTGGATAAATGTAGCATTGGTTCCAGTTCCATTTGTACTTCCTTGTGAACTATTACCTGCAAGTGTTGTCACTACTCCTGCAGGTGTGATTTTACGAATACGATACGTATATGAATCCGCTACATAGACATTCCCTGCTGAATCTGTTACGATTCCATAAGGAAACTTGAAACTCGCATTGGTTCCAGTTCCATCCGCAAATCCTGCCGTTCCATTCCCTGCAAGTGTTGTCACTACACCTTCAGGTGTGATTTTACGAATACGATGATTTCCACTGTCTGAAACATACATATTTCCAGATGAATCTAGAGTAATGAAATAAGGACCATTAAATTGTGCATTGGTTCCAGTTCCATCTTGATACCCCCCAGAACCTCCTATAAAGGTTGTCACTACTCCTGCTGGCGTGATTTTACGGATACGATGATTTGAACGATCTGCAACATAGAGATTTCCTGATGAATCCACTGTAATTCCGGCATTGTTATTAAACTGTGCATTAGTACCGGTTCCATTTGCACTTCCTTGTGAACTCCCTGCAAATGTAGTAACAGTTGCGGCTGTTACAATTTCTTGTGTCCTATAATCCATCTGCAACGTCAACCCACCTGAGAAACCATCAATACCTTGAGATCCTGTAGGTCCTGTGTTGCCTGTGGAACCCGTTGGACCCTGAGTTCCTGTCGGTCCTGTTCTTCCTGTAGGCCCTGTGTTGCCTGTAGGTCCTGTATTTCCTGTCGGACCCGTGTTTCCAGTTGGACCTGTATTACCTGTGGGCCCAGTATTTCCAACACTTGGAATGGTAGTATTTACATATGAAATCGTGGAACCATTGAAACCGATGATTAACGAACTTGAGGCTTGTGTAGTTGCATAGATATTCAAAGTCAGATCACTGCTGTATGTACGAGCAGGTATTGTTAAGTTAGATTTATAGAGCTGCATTGGACTTGACAAATTCACGCTTGTTGTAGTGGCTCCTGTGGCTACCGTTGTAGCACCATCCACTACCTCAAAGTAGAACGATGCTGGACTGGTAGATAACCCTACTGTAGCATATAACACTAAACTCCATACTCCAGTCACTGAAGTTTTCAGTGGTAGAGACGAGGCAGCAAGTGTAAATCTAGCCACATTTGCGTTAGTAACTCCAGCAGGAATTGTGATTGTGCTTGAACTCAGACTTGGGTTGAAGCTAGTCAAGAGTGTTCCTGTAACAGGCACTCCTGAAAACACATTCGGGTCTTGTGCAATTGTGATTCTACGGATAGCGTGAATATTCGAAACATACAAAATACCCGTTGGACTGATTGCAATGTGACTTGGAGAACTAAACGTAGCATTCGTTCCTGTTCCATCTGCAGAACCTGAGCTTGAATTACCTGCAATGGTTGTCACTACACCTGATGGAGTTATTTTTCGGATACGATTATTGTATAAGTCGGATACATAGACATTTCCTATCGAATCGACAGTAAGACCTCGTGCAGCATTAAATCTTGCATTGGTTCCAGTTCCATCTGCAAATGCAGAACTTCCACTACTACCTGCAAATACTGAAACTACTCCTGCAGATGTAATTTTGAGTATCGTACTAGCACCGTGATTAGCAACATATAGATTTCCTACTGAATCCAACCCAAGTTGACGAGGAAAGTTTATTCCAGAACCTGCTGCAAAGGTTGTCACTACACCTTCAGGTGTGATTTTACGAATACAACTATTGTAAGTATCTGAAACAAACACAACCCCTGTTGGGTCGACTACAATTCCGTCAGGGTTGAAGAATTGTGCATTGGTTCCTGTTCCATCTTGATATCCTTCATATCCATTACCTGCGATTGTTGTGACCACTCCAGCTGGGGTGACTTTACGAATACGTTCTGTGCCTTCATCACATACAAACAGATTTCCAGATGTATCAAGAGCAAGAGCAATAGGTCTACTGAAACTAGCATTTGTTCCCGTTCCATTCGTGGAGGATGTATTTCCATTGCCTGCAAAGGTCGTAACCACACCTCCAGAAGTAACTTTACGAATGTAATTGTTAATGTAATCGGCAACATATAGAGTTCCAGATGAATCTACTGCGATTCCATTAGTAGCCCAAAATCGTGCATTTGTTCCTGTTCCATCTTGATATCCTTGTGTCCCACCTGCTAATGTTGTAACCACTGCATCTGTAGGTGTTGCCTGTGTTGTGTAACTCATCTGCAACGTCAACCCACCTGAGAAACCATCAATGCCCATGGATCCTGTAGGTCCAGTCACCGTTGAAGCAGCGCCTGTAGCACCTGTATTTCCAGTAGGACCTGTTACAGTTGAAGCAGATCCTGTAGCACCGGTGTTTCCAGTAGGACCCATGATACCACCATATCCTAAGCTATTCCATGCGGTGGTTCCATCACCTACTTTGAACTGTTGTGTATTTGTTTCAATTCCCATCTCGCCAGCAGCGAGTGTAGGATTATTACTTGTCCAATCGGTGGACAAGCCACGCCTAAATTGTAGTTGGATGTAAGGCATTGTTATTTGGGCAGAAACTATAAAACTAAACTATACTTCCGCAGTCAAACACAGGTCCGTATGTATAGGAAGACGAAGGAGATCCACCATCAAAGGCTATGGGCGTTCCAATTGGACCCGTTGCGCCTGTGGTTCCATTAACACCAGTTGGTCCAGTAACACCTGTTGAACCTTGAGTTCCTGTAGGTCCAGTAACACCTGTTGGTCCTGTTCTTCCAGTGGGTCCTGTAGATCCTGTGGGCCCTGTATTACCTGTGGTTCCATTAATACCTGTAGGTCCAGTGTTTCCGACACTTGGAATGGTGGTATTCACATATGAAATCGTGGAACCGT